CAGCCATGGGTCAGGCGCCTTTCACCCGGGACACGATCCGGTTCAGGTCGTCGCCGTACACGTCGATGACGGCTGGTTTGGTGAATTCGGCAGCGCCGCCGAGGAAGGGGCGCGGCGGGATGGACCGTGATGGATCACCGAACTCGACGTAGCCCGCATATGGTGCGGCGGCCACGACCCGGCCCACGCCCTCGCTGACGTCGGCCCGGATCGAGGTGTGCAGCCTGCCGGTGCGCCAGGGCGCGCGGGCGCGGGCTACAGCCGCGACGATCGCGGCGGCGGTCGCGTCTGGCCGCTGCATCTTGCCGAGATCGTCGGACGCCCGGTTGAGCGTCGCCGTCAACCGCTGCGCGCCGTCGATCTTCACCGATCCGGGCATCGTTTACACGCCGACCGGTTCGGCGGCCCGCTCGTCGCCGACGGCCGTCGCGGCGGCGCCGCCCCACGCGAGGTCTGGTTCACCGACACAATCCCATTCGAAGTCGCTCGCCATGGTTGAGCCGTAGTCGTCGGTCGACCCGACGTCGATCGGGTCGACAATGAGCCGCCCGGTCACGGTGGCACCCGCAGCGGTGTTCGGCGTGTAGACGAATGGCACTTCCACGCCCTTGTTCGCCCACGTGAACGCGACGAGCCCGGCTTCGTCCTCCAAATCCTGCAGGAAGTTGCCCGACAACGTTGACGTGTAAGTGACGCCACCGGCCACGACGTCGCCGCAGAGAACCGTCGTGTCGTCGGCTTTGTCTTTGTCCCATCCCACGACTGCGCCCGTGAGCTGGCACGACGCGTCCTGCAGCGTGCCGGTCTCGCCGATCGTCAGCGTGCCCGGTCCTAGCTTCGTGCTCTTGACTGCCATGGTGCTGCCACCCTTTTCTACGTGTTGAGCGTGAAACGCAACGCGGGCACGCCCTGCGATGCGTCGCCAATAGGGAGCCGGACGGGCTCGGCGACGACGACGCCACCGACCTTGAGCAGCGCGTCCCGCACCGGCCACAGCAACCGGTCGGCGTCGTCAGACCAGGCATCGGGGTCGCCCGCCGTCAACGTGACGAACACGTGCCAGCTCTCGTCGGCGACGCACGCCGTGCGGAACGTGGTTGTGACCCATACCGGCCACGCCGTGTAGGCCGAGAAGTGGTCTGGCACGTGCGGGTACGCCGTGATGACGGCGGGCTCCCGTTCAGGGTCAAGCTCAACGGTGAGCCCGTCGAGCGCTGCGGCGACATCGTCCCGGGTGCTCATCCGAACACCACTAACCGGTAGGGACCTTCTAGCCGTTCGACTTCGGCGTCGAACGTGGACAGGCTGCTCGGCCCGAATTCGCTGCCGTCGCCGACGACGCCGAGGGGCACTTGCCGGGCGTTGAGTTCGCGCCCGCAGCGCCGGTACAGCGCTTGCGCGAGCGCTTCGGGATAGTCATCGGCTGGCGGCTCGGCCGGTCCGGGCACCCGGCATGCCATGGCCTGCAACTTGAGTTCGCCGTCGAGGACTTGCTGCAGTTGCGCGTCCGACACCGACGTCGCGGGCACTTGCACCCATGCCCGGACGTCGGCAACGGTCGGGATCTGCGCCACGGTAGGGGCGCCTTATCGTCCCGTGCGGCGGCTGGCCTGCTGCTCGCGCTGCGGCTGCTCAGCCGAGCCGCTGCGCGTGGTGGTCGCGCCTTGCTTGACCTCGCAGAACATCGTCGGGTCAGGGGTTCCGAACGCCGCATAGCCACCGAACGCGACTTCGACGCCGAGGATCGCGGGCTCGACGGCCGACAAGACGCCGATCCGCTCTTCGTAGAACTCGGTGCCCTGGCGGCGCCCGACGATGATCGTTCCCGCGGGGAAGCCGGGCACGATGATCTGCGGGATGGTCAGGAGATCGCCACCGGTGAACGTGGTCACCGCACCGGCTGCCGGGATGTTGAACCCGGACTGCAGCCGTTGCGCCGCAACCATCCCGCCGAGGTGGGACCACATATCAACCGACGCCCAGATTGTGTCGGGCAGGCGCATCGCGGTCGCCCGCTGCGTGCCGTTCCCGGTCGCGGCGATCGCGGCGGCTTCGTAGAGCGCCGTCGTCCACGCGGACAGCTCGTCTGCCCCGGCGAGGGGCACGTCCACGGACTGTGTGACGGCTGTCGCGAACGCGTTCGCGGCCGCGTCGTCGGTCTCGGCGGCGTACACGTTCGCGAGGTCGGCGAGCAGGATGTCCCACGCGCTCGGCGAGGTCCAGTCGATATCCTGCCTGCTGACGTTGACGACGCCACCGAACGTCTTTTTGTTCAGGTCGAGCGAAAGGATCTTGAGTGCCCGGGACACAAGCTCGGTTTTCTCGGTGGCCTGCTCGGCCACGTCGGTGTGCTGGCTGATGTACGGGCGGGAGAACGTCTTGCCGGGCGTACCAGCCATGTTCCGCACACCGATCGAGTTGACGAACGGCCGGGACTCGTCGAGCTGGCCGAGCACCTCACCGACGATCGGCTTCGGCAGCACACCGGGCGTGTCCGCGGTGGTCTGCGTCGCGACAACCCGCTGTTCGCCGTGCAGGGTCCGGCCGAGCGCGACCTCGACGCGGGCCCGGGCTGCCGGGTCCGGCTCGATCTGCATACCCGGGTAGCCGCGCGCCCTGATCAGGTCGACGACGAACTCACCCGGCGTGCCATAGGTGGGTGCGTCCGGCCGGGCGTGGCCGACGGGCCGCACACTGCCCCGCTGGTCGCTGTCGCCGCCCGTGGCGCGGCCCGCGTAGGCCAGGCGCATCGACTCATCCGATACGCCGCGGAGCTCTTCGAACGCCTCTAGCGGTGTGCGCTGTTCGTCGATCGCCGCGATCCGCTCCCGTGCGGCCTGCAGGTTCGCGCGCTCAGCGTCGACCAGGTCGCGGGCTTCGGACTCGACACGCGACAACACGCCGTCGATGAAATCGACCTGAGCCGATCGCTCTTCCATGAGCCGGGTCAATACCGGGTTAGACATAGCTTGCACCTTCCACGCATGACGACGGAGGTTGTCGCCGCGTGGTGCCGCTCACGTCGCGTGGTGGTGGCACGATCACTCCGGCCACGCGCGTTCGGGTCCGGCCCGGTTCGCTCCGATCGTCGCCCGCCGCCAGCGCCGCCGTCAAGCCCCGGTCCACAGCGGGTCAGTACCCGATCCAGCTCGCGGCCAGATACGAATACCGGCCGTTCGCCGTCGACAGCGACACAGCAACCCCCGAATTCTGGACCGCGCGTAAGACGATCTGCTCATTCAGCGGGCAATAGACCGGGTCGGACGTCACGTGCGTAACCGTGATCGTGCCCGGCGCGGCCATCCGATAGTCATCGGCGACGTAGAACGACGCCGAATTGATCAACAGGATGCGATGCCCCGTCGCGTTCGACGCCCACACACACCGGCCGGTCACCCGGTAATAGCCCGCCCGCTTGATCACCAACCGGCTATTCGCCGTATCGGCCATCGCCGCGTTGTCGTAGACCACCGAACCCAACGTGACAGCCGTGGTGACCGCGCTCGTGAGTGACTGATCAGCCGTCGCGGTGATCTTCGCGCGGGGCATCGTGGACACGTACGTGTCCACCGACTCGGCGAGGGCTTTGATCGCATCATCGCCCTGCGCTACCGGGTCAGAGCCGACCGGGTATGGAAACCCGTGGCTCGTGCTCCCCATCGCCTACCGTGCCCTGAGCTGGTCGAGCACCGAACGCCAATGCTCGACGCCCGGCCGGTGCCGCCGTAACCGCTGGTGCTCGGTGACCTCGGCCGGAACACCGGAATGCGACCGGACGAGCGCGACCGTGGCGCCCGCGTACGCGGGCGTCGGCGTCAGGGACGTCTCCAGCAGCCGGGCCTCTGTGCGCTCGACCCGGTCCACGGTGCCCGTGTCCGGGTTCCACTCGCCGTCGGCGACCAGGTCCCAGCTCGACCCGTTCGGCATCGGCTGAAACCCGATGCTCATCCCGGTCAGGAAGCCGTCCCGGGCCTGGCGGGCGGCGCGCTGCGCGAGCTCGGAGTCGTCAAGGCGCCAGATCCCGTCGAGCCCGTCGTCGGTGTCGTCCCAGCTCTCAGCGACGCCGACCGGCCAGGACCGGTCGTCGTGCCACAGCAGCAACGGCAGCCCCCGCGCAGCCTCACGGATGGACTTCGCGAACGCGCCCGCGCGGATCGTCTCCACATACCAGCCGACGTTCGTGGGCACGCCGTAGGGCACGGCGCGGCCGCGGAGCTCGCTCAATGCGGCGTTCGCGTCGGTGTCCACGACGCGCAGGGTCGCCGGGTAGGTGCGTACCTCGGGCGCATTCAAGGTCACGGGTTCACTCATGGCACGCTCTCCGCTTCGGTTTCGGTGGCCGGTGCATCGGGTAGCCCTCCGGTGATGTCCGGGGCGCCAGTGCGGCGCACCAGGTCGCGGGCTTCCTCGTCGGTGACGACGGTGCCGACGCCGAGGTAGACCTTCTGAATGGTCTCGGCTGCATACCGCGCGGCCGCCGCGTCCTCCGATGGCTGCCCGGGTGCCGCCGCAGCGGCAGACCCGGTGCCGTCCGGTGACGGCGCCCCGCTGGTCTCGCTGGTCTCGGTCGTGATTGGGCTCGCGCCGGACGCGCCGAGCTGCCCCGTGGGTGTCGGCGGCAGCCCGAGATAAATCCGGGCTTCCTCCTTGCTGTAAATCTCATGCTGGATCGCCGCGCCTAGCGTCGCGATCGTCGTCTGCATATCGTCCTGCAGCAATTGCTTACGGTCGAACCGCACAGTGCGCCCACGCGGCAGCCACGACGCCGACCAGACGCCCTCGAAATCCGCGATCACCGGTTCAAGGGTGATCCGCAGCAGTTGCAGGAACATCGGCCCGGGACTCTTGTACGTCATCGACGCCGAATCGGCGCCGAGGTACGTGCCGTCAAGGTTGAACATGTTCGCGACGTCCTGCAGGTCAAACTTGCGGGTCTCGGTGAGCTGCGCGTCCGTCGGTGACCAGGCCAGCGGGATAACCTGCGTACCGGACGGCAGGATCGCGGGCTCGCGGCTCGGCCCGGCGAACTTGCTCATCCAATCCGCCTTAGCCGCGTCCGCTTCGACGTTCGATAGGCGCGGGTTCGGGGTGATGATCGCCACCGACGGCACGCCCGACCCGGACAGAGCCTCGCTCGCGTACCGTTCCGCGGACGCCACCCGCGCCAGCGCGAGTAAATGCTGCTCGACGACGCCGATGCCGCGCACCGGCCACCGGTCGTCGGCGCCCCGCTTGACGTGGATCACGTCGCGGCGGTTGAGTTCCTGCCCGCCGAGCCAATACGCGGGCTCGTCGTAGTTCGGGTCACCCGGCAGCCACGTGATCGAAACCCACGACGCCGGGAGCCACGACACAGCAGCCGGATACCCGGCGCTATCACGCGCCGTCACGTACTGCAGGGCGTTGCCGTGCAGCAGATAGTCGCTCACTTCCTGGCCGACGAACCACGACCGGGCCTGCGCCGGGTCCGGCTGGTCGAGCAGCCGCGGCCGGGGCTGCGGCACAATCCCGCTGAAGTCATCCATCGGCATCTGCCGGATCTGCCCCGCGATCAACGCGACCGCGCGCCCCACACTCGGTAGCGCCATCGCCGAGACCGGGTCCCACACGCCCCCGCCGTACGCGTCCGGCCACACAACCCGGTTCCACGGCTGCGTAGAAGCCACGCCCCGGCCCGCGTTGAAATTCGCGCCCGCACCAGCCATCCCGTACGGGCCCGGCTCCACAATCTGAACGCTCATCGGCTGCCCCTTCACATCACCCGGAAGGGCGCCATACCGGCACTGACAAGCCGCTGCGTCGCCCACGCCACCGCACGCAGCAGATCCGAGCGGCCCCCGCGCGGGCTCAGCGACAGGCCAGCCGCGCCCGGCACGACCAGCGCGCCCGTCACTTGCATAGACAGCGAGCTCCCGCCGTCATGAGCCAGGCGCCCCTCCGCGATCAGGTCACGCATCGCGGGCAACGCCGCGCGCATCTGCGTTAACCCAACCGGGTCGAAAATGACGGGCGGCTGCGTGGTCTCGGTCGCCGTCATCGCCCACGCGTGCAGCGAACCCCCGCACAACGCCGTCGAACCCGGCCGCGAATCAAGCATCACCAGCGCCCACTCAAGCGCCAAAGCGCGGCTGGGGAACACTTGCCCCCACACCAGCGCCCGCGACCCGC